CATGCCACCGGGCAGCATCTCGACATCGCGGTTCTTGAGGCTGGTCGGCACCTGAAGCGGCGGCTTCGTCTGGAAGTCGATGACCTGCGCCTTGCGCAGCTGCTCGTGCTGGAGCTGCTTGATGTCGCCAAGCGCCTCCATGCCGGGGCTGTTGCCGTAAATGTCGCCGCCGGCTGTGGCCCAGCGAGGGCATACGGCGGGGAACTGACGGAACCCGCTCTCGCGCAGGAACTTGCCCTTGTCGCCGCCAATCTCGAAGTACCAGCTAGCCCACGGCATGTTGCGCGAGTCGCGCTTGCGGATGTCCCGGTCAGCGCGAGGCTCGACGGCGTGGATGATCGGGATCCACTGGTCAAGGTTGTGCGCGTCGTACATCGACTGCACCGACTTCGAGCAGTTCTTGTAGCCGAACTCCTTGACCATCGCCGACACCGTCATCTCGAACTCGCGGTACAGCGTGCAGACCTTGCCCTGGTAGTCGGTCGAGATGCAGAACTCGCCCGTCGTGACCGGGTACATGTGGTTGACGGTCTGGAAGTCTGGCAGCACGAGGCTCGCGGCGGTGCCGAACGCGCCCAGCTCCTCGTACATCATGTGCAGGCAGCGGTATGTGTTGCTGCGCTGGAACACGGTCTGCATGCGACGGGTGACGTCATCCAGCCAGACCTTGACTGGGTGATACAGGTTCAGGTCGGGATCCGGGGTCGCGAGCCTGAACCACGGGCGCGCGGGCGATGTCGCTCCGGCCATCATCCCGGCCCCGAGCGTACGCAGCGCGCGCGTACCCGTGTTGTCGTAGATGGCGTTGTGCCGGCGCCATCCCTTGTCGCGATCCTGCCTGAAGTAGCGACCGTTGCGCGGCAGCAGGTATGTCGTGATCTCTTGCCAGTGCGCCCACCACGAGGCGCGCTCGGACTTGAGCTGCCCCCAGCGGGTGAACAGCTGGTCGCTTCTTGGCGCGCTGGCGTAGCTCTTTGCGTCTGATGGGTACTGGCTCATGCGTCAGCCGCCGAGAAGCGTGCTTCGTCCGAGCGAGAGCTGCGTCGGGTCGACGCCGCCAGGGCCGGTCAGCATGGTCGCGGACGGGCCGCCGCCGGCCTGCTGGCCTGCGCGCTCCATGATGCCGCCGACGTCAGGCTGCCTGCGGTTGGCGGCGTTCATTGCCATTTCCGACCTGCGCTGCTGTGCCTGCGCTTGGGCGAGCTGTTGCGCTTGCGCTCGCTCCTGCGATTCAAGCGCACGCGCCTGCTGCTTCTTTGCGTCTTGACCAGCCGCGATGCTGTAGCCAGCGCCGGCAGCAGCAGCAGCACTTCCAACGACGGTCGCTCCGACAGCTGCGGCCACGCCAGGCGCAGCAGCAGCAGCCGCAGACCCAAGTATTGCCGCACCGATTGCGCTGAAGATTGCCATGTCACGCGATCCTTTTGATGTAGGTGTGTTCGCTCTGCTCGAAGCCCATCCGCTGAAGCACGCTGCTCACGCGGTTGTCATGATCCAGGTGCAAGCTGCTCATCGCTACGACCTTGGCGCCCTGCTCGCGCGCCCAGTCCTGAAATGCCGTCACGAGCCTGATGCCAGCCGTGCCTCCGCGCGCGGCCGGCTCGACCCACCATGCCAATTCGCTCGCCCACAACGTGCGAGGCGCAAACCACAGGCCGCTGACCACGCCAAACAGCATGCCGACCACGGAATCGTCCTGCTCTGCCACGATCAGCAGCCCGTGCTGCATGCACGCGCGCGCGGCGTTGGCTAGGTCTTCATCGTCGTACTCTGCCACGGCAGCATGCGGTGCAAACGCAATAAAGTGACGCGCCATCTTCACGATGGTGTCGACGTCAGCCTCGGTTGCGTTGCGGATCGTCGCCATGTCATCCGCCAAGCAGCGTTGTCGTGGCCAGCGCCACCTCGGCTGGCGACGGCGTGGATGTGATCAGGCTGCTCGATGCGCCTGCCTGCGGGGCTGCCGCGCGGCGCTGCGGAACCTGCGCGCTAGGCCGGATGACTTGCGTCGGGCCGGGCGAGATGACGGATGTTCGCGAGACCGTACGTTGTCTCGGATCGGCTGCATTTGCTGCGAGCGAGGCCATTTGCGCCCACTGCTGAAATGGCGTCATGCTTTGCTGTGCCTGTCCTGCCATGAATGCACGAGTTGTTTGCGCCCAGCCTTCGATTCCAGATGGCATTCGACTGTTGGCAGCAACCTGTGCCAGTGACATCTGACCTGCTGGGCCAAAGATTGCCATTGCAGGACAGTACGACTCGCCGCGTTCGTTACGGCTACCTCGCCTGCGAGTACGGGTCATAGTCATGCTCGCGCTTGCGCTTGGCGTAGCTCGGCAGGTCAAGCCGGCTCGCGACCGGGTGCGCGAACGTCAGTGCCAGCGCGTCGGCAAGGTCGGGCGAGCCGCCACCCTGCAAACGCTTCTTGACCTCGTCCTTCGATTCCAGCACGCGCTTGCCGCTCGCGTCGTACCAGTACACCGGCGTTGCCAGCTCCTGGCGCAGCGCAGGATCCTGCGGGATCGCGCCGCCATGCTCCAGCCATTCCTTCATGGCCCACCACATCTCGGCGCGCCGGTTGACGAACTGCGTCTCGGCCACCGCCCTGCCTCCAAACGGCACCTCAACGACGTCGTAGTCGAGCTGGCGCAGCCTGTCGATCACGCCCGCGCCGGCGCCCGAGTCAATGAACACGGCGTCCGGGTCATGCTCGTTGATGTGCGCAGCCACCCTCGCGGCCAGCTCCATGTTGTCGATGCCCCGGTACACCCACGGCGTGAAAGCCTGAAGCCCGCGCCGGCGGAACACGACGCTGCGGTCATCGCCAAACCTGGCAGGGTCGACGCCAATGACCAGCGGCGCGCCGGCTACATCCTTCTCGGTGTACACCCTGCGCGCAGCCTCCTCGACGTCTGCCAGGCTGATGAGCTGGTCATCGCCTGCCGCGCTGAAGTCGCACAAGTACTCGCGCGCGAAGCTGGTCTCGGCCATGTCCCTGCGCAGTCGCTCGACCTCGTCGGCCGCGAGCGCGTCGGTGTCATAGACCGTGTAGCGAGCCTGGAACCAGTCGGGCAGCTCTGCGGCCTTGTAGTACAGCTCGCTGAACAGGTTGATGCCCGACGGCGTGCCGATGAACAGCGCCCAGCCTCGGCGGTCTGACAGGGCAGGCTGGATGATGTCGTTCCAGACCTCCGGCTTGATCTGCGCGACCTCGTCAATGACCACGCCATCGAGGCGCACTCCACGCATCGCGTCGGGGTTGTCGCCGCCGAACAACCTGATGGTCGCACCGTTGTGCTTGAACTTGACGGACAGCTCGGACTCATTGATGTCGACTGCGCCGACCACCCGCATTGGCTCAAGCTTGTGCTTCAGCAATGACCACGCAATGGCTTTGGCCTGCTTGAGGAACGGTGCGACGTACACGTACAGGCCAAGCGGCTGCTGGCATGCCGTCGACTTCTTGATCAGCTCCATGACCGCAAGGGTCGTGTTGTGCGTTGGCACGAATGCCTTGCTGCACAGGTACAGGCTGCTCTGGCTGTCGACGGTAATGCACCTGACCGGACGCGATTTCACCTCGTTCACTGCCAGTATGTAGCGGTTGTTGCAGAAGCTGTGCTGCGGAGATGGCTTGTACCGCTCGGCCTTCTTCGGCAGCTTGAACGGGTTGAACCTCGGCGAGAACGTGATTCGGTGATACACCTTGCCATTGATCACCTTGTCGTTCATGCCTGTCTTCAGCCCCAGGCTGCGGGCCAGCTGCACCGTATCTTCGGCAAGGCGCCTGTTGACCAAGGTGATTTCGCACTTCCTGCCGCACCTTGATATCGACCCGTCAGTGTCCATCAGGCCGGCGAACAAGTCCATGCGCTGCCGTTCCGAGGCCCACATGTAGGCATCCGGGATGTGCTTGTTGCCAAGGCAACCAAGCGCACGAAGCCTCGACTGCATGTTGTCCCTTGCGCCCTTCTTGTTGACGATGTGCAAGGTCGTTGCCAGCCCGGTGTTGCCGTACGACCTCGTCACCTTCCAGCCATGCGATGCCGCATATTCATGGATGTACTGGTGCGTCTCGTGATCCATCGAGGTGATTGCGGCGCACGAGCTGTGGCCATCTCCTAGCCACAGCCCAAGCATGTACGGCGGGATTGGCAGCTCGGCGTGCGGCAGTTGAATCGGCCTGCACACAGGCACCGAATGGTTGTTCTCGCCCACATACAGCAGGGTGTCGCGTATCTCTCGCGCGGTCTTGGCCGTTCCCGGCAGCCGCTGGAGGGTGCCTGATGACATCCTGCCGTCTGGCATCGTCACCCGGCCAATCCTGTTTGCGCGGTCAAGCTTGGTCTGCGTATGCCACAGGTGATCCTCGTCGCACACGATCCTCGTGCCATCCGAGAACACCATCTCAAGGCACTTGCGGCCATGCATGACATCGTGCGCATGCACCACATTGCATGGCTGGCCAGCCTCGTCAAACACAGTGTCGCCGGCCACCAAGTCTCCCATGCGCTTGAAGCCGCCGGTTGCCATCGGTATTGGCGTGTCGACATCCAGCGCCTTCCCAGCACGACGGTGAAGCGCCAGCACGGTGAAACGCTTGCGCCTCACATGGCATTCGCGCTGCCACGCGCGAGGCGCGTAGTCGAGCCGTATCTCAACCTTCTTCATCAGGTACGCCGGTCAGCAGCGTGATCTGTATCCCGCCGTTGTGGTCGACATTGACCTTCTCGCCGTATCGCGCGGGGTTGACCATGCGCAGGATCTTGAGCTTCGTGTCCATCTGGTACTTGCGCCAGGTCGCCTGCACTGGCGTCTCTGGCTCAATGTCGGCGATGCGCTCGACTTCCTCCAGCATGACCTCGTGCCGGCGCTCTTGAGCGGCCTTGTAGTGACTAGCAAACACGGGATCCTCGTCAACCCAAAGCAGCACAACCTGGCGGCTTGGCGCACCCTCGCGCTCGCAGAACGACAGCAAGGTCTTGCCCTTGGTCATCCAGTCAATAATCTCCTGCTTGACCTTTGGCTTGTCGTACAGGCTGCTGCCCTTCGGCCTGCCTGGCTTCCGCTTTGCCATCATGTCCTCCGTTGCCAGCGCGCGACTGTCTGCGCCCTGCGCCTGTACGTGCAGATCTTCTGCACAGTTCCGCGCGAGACTCCGAACATCCTAGCCAGCACTCGGTACCCGAAGTTGAACTCCTCGTGCAGTTCCCTCATTCGGTTCACGACCGTGTCTGGGATGGTCGAGTTGTGGTGCGACGATCCAATGCGGTATCCGCGCTCATTGAAGGCGATGTACTCGCGGCGCCTCAGTGGCCCGGGCGAATCGTTTGCCACGGCATTTGGCTCCCGCTCGGCATGCGCGACCTCCACGTTCATTTGCCCATCTCACGCAGACGGGCCTGCACCTTGGCACGGTACTCCTGCGTGCTTGCCTTACGGTGTCCTTTGGGGCCACCGTTCCAGATGCCTGCGAGTGTCTCGGGCTTCCAGTCTGGTGCGTACCTAGTCCAGTAGGCCATTGCCACACGCCTGGCGTACACCGGGCATGTGCAGTTTGCGTATGTCTCGCCGCTAGCAGTCAATGTTTCATCACGCTCGACGGCGTCGGCCCAGCAGGCTCGCTGGATCTGTAGTGGCCCGATGCTGGCTCCGTTGTCGCCGACGGCAGCGGAAGGGTCAGCCTCGCCTCCGGTCTCGACATGCTGGATCGCATCGAGGATCGGCGCCGGGTTGTAGCCGGCGGGAGGTGGCACGAGCGCGAGAACGATTGTGATGATTGAGTT